TGACGTGCAATCCGCTGCACAGGGTGCTGAATCGGCTTTGCTTTCATTTGGTGATGCTGCGGTAACTTCTGATCAAGCACGAGCAAGTCTACAAAGCGCAAATCAACAAGAAGCAGCAGCGTTGTCAGCGTACAACCAAGCAGTAAGAAATAGCGGTCAAAACTCCTCCGCAGCAAAAAATGCTTTGGATGCGCTTAATCAAGCCAAGCTTCAACAACGTCAAGCATCGTTAGGTGTTGCTCAATCAATCGTTAACGAAAATCAAAATATTTCTCAACTTTCAAAAAGCACTGAGGATCTTTACAAAAAACAGCAAAACAGTATTTCTGTAGCAAAATCTTCTCTTCTCAGTGATCAAATACTGCAAAAAAGTAAACAACAACTTGCAACAGATCAAAACAATCTGAATAAAGCCCTATCAAGTCCAGCGATTGTAGACTGGTTTAACTCGTTGAAGGCAACAACCGATGCGCTTAAGGGCGACGGAAACCCACAGCATCAAGCGTTGTATGACCTCTTGCACAAGATTGAACAACAAAAACCAGGCGATGCGCTGAAGACAATGAACAGTGCGCTTCCTGGTGTCCAAACGGTAAGCGATGCAATTACCGCACTTCAAAATCAATTGAATGCTCTTGGACAAACAACTGTTAGTCCTTCAGTAAATTTCAACATTGGTTCTTCTCTTTCTTCATTGATAAGCAGTTTGCCATCTTCTGGTTCAAAACCAATAAAAAAACTTCCTCCAGGACATGCTGCCGGTGGATTAATTACAAGTCCAGAGATTGCGCTTATTGGTGAAGCCGGACCAGAGGTAATCATTCCTTTGAGTAACTTGCCAGGAGGAACTGGACTGGTTACTGGCAACACAACAGTGTCTCCGATTAGAACTGGATCGCCAATTGCAGGTGGTTCGGCCCGAGGAGGACAAGTGATCAACGTCACGGTCAACATGCAGGGTGCGATGTACGGCAACATCAATCAATTTGCCAATGACTTGGGTCGTGTGCTCGCCACAAAGATCATGCCCAACTCTGGAACTCCGCTCATCACAACATGAGTGACAGCATTGCAGTCCCCAATATCTCTTGCTACATAACCCCGCCAGCACTGGGAGTAAACTTCAAGGGAAATATTAAGGACTACTCAAATCTTATTACGGGCATTTCCTCCACGGCGGGAATTATTGTAGGGATGCTTGTCACTGGTGACGGTATTCAATCCGGCACAACCGTCACTGCAATCAAACCCAACGTCAACAGCACTCCCAAGCACGGTAAACCCGTGCATACTCCAGGAGTTGTGACGCTTTCAAAAACAATCATTGGCGAGCCAGTCAATGGAGAGCGTGCAGTTCCCTTTGTTGCCAAACAAGTAGAACGTACAAAAGACTACGCATCGTTCATGTCGTGGAGTGGAGCATCCAATAGCTCAACAATTAGCCAGAACTTTGGACGACAAGGCGATACCGCAACTATTGTTTTGGTCGATGACTACTCTGCCAGTGTCAGTTCATTCCCAAATGTTGTCGGATCTGGTACTCGCAATCCGCACTTCTACATCCCGCCTTTTTCGGAAATTCTTGTTATAGACAACAACGTACACGCTGCATCAACAGCGCCGACAAAAAGCATGGCCGAAGGCGTGTTGTTTGCGGGACTCATCACAAATCCAAAGTTTCAGTGGCGTGCTCCTGGACTTGTCGAGTGGGTGCTCGAATGCGTGGACTACACCTACCTCGCTGACAATGCTTCTGAATCAGGGCTATACGTTGGGCAGCACATCAGCGACATCATCATTGATCTAACGCAGAACGCAGAGTGTGGGATCAGCGCACAACCTGCGCCCAAGTATTCCAGTGGCCGTGTGTACAAAGCCCCGATTACGCATTACCAAAACCTTGGGTACGACAAACTGACCAATCACTGGGACGCACTTGCAAAAGCTGCGTCAGGCAACGATGTGTGGGGATGGTACGTCGATTATCAAAAGCGACTTTGGTTCTATGGATCTCAAGCCCAAGGCCCGCTTTTCAAATCGTACGTTACGGTCACCGACACGATCACTGCGCCAGTACCCAGCATGTGGGAGTGTCACGTCGACACATCTCAGCAGATGTACTACGAGTACGACACGTCAACCTTTTACACACGGTGTGTTGTTGAGGGTGCAAGCACAACGCACAGTTACACCCTTCCTACAGCAAAGAAATCCAAATCTCCCGCAACTCAAACGTGGACTGCAAACGGTCAAGAAACTTCATGGGTTCTTTCCAAAACCCCAGACGTTACTACCGCAAACATTGTTGCTTCAGAACAATCAACCAAAAAAGAAGAGTCAAATTTTTATCTGACAATTGGTGGCAAGGCATATCGCGTAGAAGTTTGGGATGCATCTCGTACTTCCACCTCTCCGTTTTATTTGCAAGAGAACGTAACGGGTGCAGGGATTCCTGTATGGGCATTGCATTCAAACCCTGCTCATGGTGGATTTTCTCCTGCCCGAGGCGTAGTGATTAACTTGTGGTACAAGTACATCAGTACTGTTCATGCGGCATCAAACAACGTTTCGCAGCAACGCAAACTTGCATCGCTTCCAAACGGTGGAAAATTTACCACCGTTGTAAAAGATCAAACACTGACAACGGTTAAACAAGCGAATCTTCGCGCTGCTTCGGTACTCAAAGAGTATTCAGAACCTCAAGAACGAATTACGTTTTACACAGACCCTTCTTGGATTGGCGTCTTTCGAGTAGGTCAGACGTTTGTTGGAAACTTCTCCACCATTCCTAACTCTGACAATGGTTACCAACTTGGTATCTACAACACGACTTTCTTCATTATCCAACAACAGATAACATTTAAAGACGGCGGGTACAGATCCTGCCAAGTCACAGCGATTAGGCATACATAATGAGTACCAATCTCGGGTTTGGATCAGGTGGTGGTGGTGGACGACCGTTCACGATCCAGGATTTGTTTGCCGCAGTGTCTCCGACAAAGACATCAAACGGAACGCAAACTGGTAATCATGAAGTCATTAATACTCGCGAGTACGTTGCGCTCAATGACATCGTGACGTATGCGAGATACGGTTCATATGGCACAGTAGAAGGACCGAATCAGGTCTATAATGTGGCAATCTGGCAGACGGGAATATGGGGCTAACACCAATCAACGGTCGTATTACGCTTCGCACTGAACGCGACGGCGTATGCACAGGTGAGCAGACTTCTCAGAACATCATGTGCAATGGTGGCCTTGGTGAGCTTGCGTCTGCATTGGCATGGTCTGCTGCTCAAGATCAGGGATCTTTGATCGGTGCCGTCGCAAATTACATGACTCCATTTTATGGGGCTGTTGGTTCGGGAGCATATCCTCCCTTTAGCATCAATGGCGCGATCAACAGCGGATCAACTCAGGTCACTCAAGTCTCGCCTAACCAGGTGACGTTTACTGGAAATGTCACTTCTGGTTCAAACTCTGTAACGAGTGTGTCATCAACAACGGGAATCTTTGTTGGCATGACATTGTCTGACGTACTGGGATACATCCCTCCTGGCGCACAAGTCACAGCAATTGTTGGTAGCACCTTGACGTTAAGCGCAAACGCAACAAATAGCGCAACAACGGAAACCATCAACGGTTACTATCCGCTTTCTCCTGGAATGATCATTGAGGCAACCTCTGGCATTCCGTTGTACACAACAATTTCAAGCTACAGCCCATCAACAAACACCGTCACGATGTCAAAGGCCGCAACCGGCGACACAATGAATAACGCTGTGGCATTGGATATTGTGACGACTGGTACGACATCGGTAACAAGCAGCAGCTCAACAGCTATTACTACGATTGCTGGCGAGATGTTGATTGTAATCGTTGGATCTTACAACGGAGGTACAGCAAATCTTTCCATCTCAGATACGCTTGGCGGTCTGACATGGACAAAGATTCAAGGCAGCAACGGCACATCATTTGCTGCGCCTGCAATCTTCTGGGCAATCGCAAGCACAGCAACGTCTGGAAAAGTCACGGTCACGGACACTGGAACAAGCACGCTTGTCATGCAGCCGTGGCAAGTCAGCAATCAGGGTTCGTCTCCAATTGTTCAGACCATCAACGCCACGAGTTACGCAGCAAGTTTTACCAATCCACCAAATGCAAACTCGTTGGTAATTACTGTTTTTGAAGAAGCAAACGCAAGCACGCCAACAATCACGCAGCCTAATGGATTTACCAGCATGATGGCGACAAGCTCTGGTCCCGTGTATTTGCAAGCTGCTCAGATGAACGGTCTCGCATATCAGAACATTATGTGGGCAGAGTCGGGTGTTACTGCGGCTCCTGCACTTCTTGCAATTGAGATCCAACCTGGACCGAATACAGCAATGAATGTAGGAACCTCTGCAACCGACCTTACGCTCTACAACGAACTTGGACGAGCGCAGGTCTCTGCTGTGACCTCGTCGCCTCCTGGATCATCTGGTACAGCAAACACCTTCTATCAATTCCAGTTCGAGGCACAGACAGCTACGTTTACATTGACTGAGGCTGGTGTCTTTGCAAACGCAAGCAGCACAGTTGGAACCGGAAGTTTGCTTGATCATGCGTTGTTTATTCCTCAGTTCACTTGGACAGCGGGCGACACGTTGACAATGACAGCAGAGTTTACATGGAGTAACCCAACATGACCTGGCAAGCTCCCACTCAAGGCCAAGCAACTCTTGTTGGTCACGCAAACCAATTCCTGGTTGGACACCCATCAACCGTGTACTACTCCGGTAGTACCATCGGTAGTAACCCAACTTTTGCTGCGGGCACTGCAGACACGCTTGGTTCTAATGCGCTGGCGTTTACGTTTACCCTTGCGTCGTCCACAACCATTAACGCTGTGTACTTGTCGCTCGGCGCAATTGGGGCGGGTGCTGACGTACTCGTATCAATTCAATCGAGCACGGGTAGCACTCCACAGCCAGCAGGAACGTCGGGAACAATTTACGCATCTGCGGTCATACCTGCCGAATGGATGCCATCTGGTATTCAAACAACGATCAACAACTTTCACGTTCCACTTGCGTGCACTTTGGCAGCAGGACAGTACTGGGTTGTTGTGCAGCCGGGGTCAACGATCTACAACTCGACACCGGGTTCGTTGTTTACGGCGACCAATAACTACATCCAGGCTGCTACCGGATACAACGACGTGTACCTGTCGAGGTCAACAGCTACGTCTGGTGCATCAACGTATTCGTCATCGTCTGGAACTTGGGCAGTACAGACGTATGGGTATGCCATCTACTTGCAAGGTGGAACAACTGGAAACCTACTTGGATTTGCAGACGACCCATATCCTGTAAGCACAGCGTTATCGGTTCCTTCAAAACTCACTGCATATCATTACAGCGTTTCTGCACAAATTAACACCGCATATGAATGGGCAACTCGTTCGTATGGATTGGTCAACAACATGTTGTGCCGTGATGATTCTAGTTTTGAAGTTGGAATTGGAACTTGGGTTGCTGGATCTAACACAACAGTGGCTCAGTCAACCACTCGCGCTCTTGATGGCACACACTCACTTGCATTAACGGCGACAGCCGCAGGATCAATGGCCGCATCAACTGGAGTCGGAACGTATCCTGCTAGCTACTACCCTGTTGTTGCGGGTCAAACGTATACCGCATCTGCGTATTTTTATCCTGGCTCAACAGCGCGTAATGTCAGTGTGTATATCCAGTGGTATACGTCAAGCTCTTCTTCTACCACTACTACTGGAACAAGTGTTTCTGAAGTTCTTAACACTTGGACTCAAGTAACGTCGGTCCTTGCTGGCGTTAGTGCAGTTGCACCAGCGGGCGCACTTTACGCACGTGTTGGAGTAAACATCTCATCTGCCGGTGCTGGTGAAATTCACTACATTGATCAAGTAAATTTGAACATCGGATCGTCTGCTATCTGGTCATATCCTGGTGTTGGCATTGCTTCTAAAAGAACACTTAGTTACGTATCTCTTAACTTAATAAGCGTGACTTAAATGTCTGTAAGTATTGTTCAAACAGCAAACTCTGGATTAATTTCCGGAACAACAAATTCAACTACCGTTACATTAACTTCGCCCCCAACTCCTGGCAATACTTTGATTGCTATTGGCGGTGGAGTTCTCAGCGTTCCATCACAAGGTTTTATTAACATATCTGGTTATGCATCTATAAACTCTGGCATTGTTTTTCAAAACTGGGAATACAATTCATCTAACGTAAACCCGGTTCAACTCAGTGTTACATATCGTTATTTACAGCCCGGTGATCAATCATCTTGGACAATCAATTTAGATCCACAAGGATCAGGAACTGCTACCTACGGATGGGGCGTTGTCCTTATTGAGGTTTCCGGATATGTGCAAATTAATTACAACTACGCTGCCAATAACGTATCGCCGGGAACAGGTGGACCAGTCACTTTGTACGGTACTAACCCTGCAGATTTAATTCTGGGTATGGGTACTCAAATGACCGCGCAAAGTGCAACGCAGGGTTGGAGTCAGGGCGCAGGCTCAACAGTTGGTTTTTCTTTGTTAGCAAGTCTTGAGAGTGCTTCATACTTTGGTTCGCTTGGGGTATGGTCGCTTTCAAGTCCTGGTGGTTCAGTTACGAGTTACGCAGTGAACACTCCGGTAAACGCTGCAAACTATCAATGGATTGGTGGAATTGTTTCAATTACTTCTTCACCAGTTACTGCACACTCATGGGAAGCAGACAGTCAACAAAAATCATTAGAAGTAAGTTGCATCAATCAATTTCTTGACTTGCACGAATCGCAAGTCGTGTATCAAGGTTCACTGCTTCAACAAACAAGTACTGGAAATTTTAATAACTGGCAACAAGTTGGTGGTTACATGATTGACCAACCATTTGTTGCAAATGATTCAACGCTTGGTTTTGTTCGTGTTCCTATTACAAATCAAAATCTTCCGGCACCCGAAGTTGATTTCACTGGAGACATCACCGAAGGGTCAAACACAATTGTCAATGTCTCTTCTATTGCAAACCTTTTTGTAGGTATGCCTTTGTATGCAACTGGAATAGACAGTGACACCACTATTGTTGCTATTAGTTCTGGTGTCGTGACAATGTCTACATACGCATCAGCAACATTGACACAAAACGATTTTGTTGCAGTTGCTGATGCGATTGGTTACGACCATGCGGTCAACATTTCTGTTGGTATCTATAAAGATAACGCTGGTAAACCGGGAACACTTGTTGCTCAGTATCTTGTTCCATCGTCAATTATTGAATCAACAGGAAACGCAGACTGGCCTGAGCCTCAAGATGTACTTGGGGGGAAATATGTTGTTGACAGGCTTGCGTCTTTCCCGCAGTATCAGTCAACGCCTTCTGGAATTAATTTGTTCCAAGCTGGTCAATATGCCGTTTACATTCAAGGTACTTCATCTACTTCTGGTGCTCCAATATGGACATCTTATTACGATGGATCAGATTTAACTGGTTGGATTTCTAACGGCAATCTACCTCCAAATACAAATGATGGTTATTCAACTGTTGTCTATTGTCCAAATGCTCAAGTTTTAATTGCATCTGTTCAAAACAATAATCCTTGGGCTGCGATATTTAATCAACAAACTGGCGTTGTTGGAGCTTGGCAGCAATTAAATCCAACTGGTGGTAGTAGTCTTATTTATAATTCAATTCTTGGTGTATTAAGTAACAACGGAATAGATTATTTATTTGTTATTGGTGGAAACGATTCCAGTAGTCCTTATAATAATGGAATAAATACAACTTATTACACTTCAATAAATAACGACGCAACTGATAACGGATGGAGTCTTGGACCACAATTTCCGGTTGATACATGGGCAAGTTTTGGAACTAGTAGTTTAAATTATTATCAAAGTCCATATTTTAATATGGAAGATGGAAGTCTTGTTGTTCAAAACGGAAACGTATATGTAAATGTTTTTACAATTCCCGGAACAAGTACTCGTTCCGGGATGTGGAAACTTTCAAACCCAACTGGGTCATGGCAATACATTGGAGAATTTCCACAGACTGTATACCAAGGTATGTATGCAGCAGGATCTTTACTTACCGATCTTGGTAGCTACACAAGCTATCCATTGGTTGCGTATACATCTTCACAAACAGGAATTGCTAACTGGGGAATGCAATCTTTAGGTGGCAACGTGTCTCAAGGACGTTGCGTGTTTGAAAACTCTGATGGTTCATATACTGCATTTTGGTCTCAACAATATGGTGGAACCAGCTACAAACAAGAAATCTTTCCATGCAATTGGGTAAGCGTACCGATTGGTCTTAACAATTTAACTTCCGGATCAACGTACCACTTGGTACTTAGCGGTTCGACACCAAACAATTTTTCAAATGCAAACATTCCAATGATGAATCCTGTTGCTGGTTACAGTCAAACTTCCGCACAGATTTCTTCAAACGGTGGCACAACTTGGACAAGCCTTAACGCTTCGGTTCCATGCCTTTTGTACGCTTCGTACAAACCAGGGACTCCAGGCAATGAGGGGATGTTTGGTTTTATTGATGATCAAGGTGCTCGTATTTCAACGTATTATTTTGGAAGTCCCTCATCTGATCTTATTAATGCGTCTCAGTGGACGGTAACGAATTTTCCCGCAACACTGACTGGATACACGTTTACGGGAAATACAACGTCGGGGTCAAACACCATTACCGCAATTGCTTCAACCACAGGCATTGTGGCTGGCATGGTTGTAAGCGGAACTGGTATTCCAGTAAATACAACCGTTGTGTCAACGACCTCAACAACAATTATAATGAGCAAAAACGCTCAACTAAGCACAAACGGTTTAACTTTTAGCGCAGGTTCAACAATCGTAACTATTAATGGACCTCTTGATTTGTCGCCAGGTATGCCTGTTTCCGGAATGGGAATACCAAACAACACCAGTATTGTAACCGTAAACAATTCTTCGCTTGTGCTCAACAATGCAGCGACTATGTCGTGTACTACCTTGCTTGCTTCAACAACAACAAGCATTGAGTCATGCACTATTAATTACACAAACGGTGCAATAACTTCAATTACTGGATTGATCTGATGGATTCAGAAACAATTTATTTTCCAACTCAATCTCCAGGTGTACCGTACGGTACGGTATCGTACTCAAACTTTTCTAACCCTGGCGCAACATGGACAAGCGTTGGAAGTTCGGCAACGGGTACTGGAAATTACGGAGTGACGTACTCGTCGGGCTCATTAACTTTTAATATTCCAGGAATTTATATTGTTACTGCATCACTTACTTTAATTTCAGGAACTACTAATGATGTTAAATCTGTTGGATTTAGCGTAAACGGATCATTCTCAAACAGTAACATTTGTCAATCTTCTTATATGACATATGCTGCAGCTCTTGGTCAGTACTACACAATAAGCGGTTCTGTGTGCCAAGGATACGCTACCGGAAGTGTTATTCACACTTACGCATGGACACAGACTGCCGCAACTATTCAATGCTCTCTTGCAGCAGCATTATTAACGAGTTGATGACATGGATTCTGAAACGCTTTGGATGATTGCTCAAAACAGAACGCTTGCAAAAAAACCGTATGGATACATTTATTACGGTTCAAACTCGGTCGTCAACTCATTTCATGCAATGACTGGCGCAGGGACAGCAAACGCTTTGTACGGAATGACTTTATTGAATAACTCTTTGTACATTCCGGTAACAGGTTTGTACATAGTTAACTGTCAATTGGGTTTTGGTTTAAGTGTTGCCGCAGTTGTTTCTGTTGGAATGTTTAGCAACAATAGTGCAATATCTTTAGGAACTTGTAATATGCTAGCCGGTCTAGGACTAGAAGCAACAGGAAATTATATTGGTGGATTAACTGCTGGACAAACTATTCAACTTGGTGCATACGTGTCCACTACCACAACACAATCAATATATGGGTTTATGGAAATTATTTGTTTGGGAGGATTTTAAATGGATACCCAAACTCTTGTTGCGTTAAATCAGGCAAATAGCAATTCTCAAAAACCCTGGGGATACGTAAATTATCCTTCTCAATCACTATCGGGAGGTACCGGCACTCCTGGATGGATTTCTTTTTCATATGGAAATACTGGTTCTTCTTCGTATGGAATGGGATGGAACTCTTTAGGTTTAACTATAGGAACAACTGGTATTTATTTTGTTTACTTCACCATGACTGACACGGGAATAGGTAACACTTTTCTTGGTGGTGGATTATTGTTTGGAGAAAATTTAACGTCTTCTTCTACACCACTAATGATTAATTGTGCATATCCAGGAACAGCAGCTTCCGGTCTTAGCCTTACTGGAACTTGGATTGGTCTAATATCTGCAGGCACAGCAGTTCAACTTGCAGGATTTACTATTGTAGACTTTTCATGTAGTGCAACACTTACTTCTGTTTATATTGGCCCACAATAAAAACGGTTCAAAAATGACCTGTACTAATACAAAAGCGCCAGTTCAAACGTGGCCTGGTGAGACAGACACCACTCCTGGCAACGACGTTTACTAGCTTGTATGAATCCCAACGAGGCCATATTGCAGATGCTCCAGAACCTCACTGATACGGTTACGCAAAACCGTAGAGAGGCAATGGAAGAGCATAAGGCATTAAAGCGTTCCATTGATACGTTGTCTGAAAGAGTCAACGTGCAGAACGGTCGCATTGGGAAAATTGAATCAGCTCGGGTAGCCGATCGAGAAGTGCGGAAAGCACTTTCCGAAGATCTCAGCAAGAGGCAGCACCGTGCGTACTTCTGGATTACTACTGCTGTCGCTATTATCGCTGCCGTACTTGGCTCAACCGTATACGTTCTTATCGGACACCTAGGATAAGTTATGAGCATTCTTCACCGTACACTCGACGAACTGGTTGCATATCCAAAGCATGAGCCGAGAACTGAATCCTCGACCTATAAGAGAACACACCATCATTTGGTCTACGAACTTGACGCCCCTTGCTGGGTCTGCGGAATCCGTCACTCCGAAGGTGGGGCGATGGAAACGCATCACTCGCATTTTGAATGGGCGTCTCAGAATGGCCTTGACCTTGAAAAGGTAACCGCAGACTGGCCGGATATCACCGACCGCGAGAAGCTGGGGCAATGGGTTGACTCGGAGGCGAACATGCTGGTGCTGTGCTCAACGCATCACAGAGGACAGCACACTGGCATTCATTCCATCTCCTACCCCGCATGGCTTCTCCAGCGTTACCAGGGTGAGGACTTCACGTTCATCTCACAGCCCACAGCCAAAATCGGACTTCACGAGGGAAAGTAATGAAGCTTGGACGCCTTGCTGCCACCCGCCCGCATGGGCTCAAAGACCTTGCCGTCTACGCGCAGGGCAAACTTCCTGCTCCTCCAGATAACGTCCCTGCTCCTGTGGTGGACTGGCGCATGGATCTCAACGACACCTATGGGATCTGCACCATCGCCGGTGTTGACCACTTGATTGCTGCGTGGGATGAGGAAGTCAAAGAGAACGACCCTCGCCCCAACGACAGCGAGCTGCTCTCCACATACATGGATCTTACGGGTGGCGCTGATACCGGATTGAATGAAGCCCTCGTCTTGCAGCAGTGGCAGTCAAAGGGTCTGTTTGGAACAAAGATCGCAGGATACGCTCCTGTCCACCCACAAGACATTGTGGCCCTGCATCAAGCCATTGCCTTCTATGGTGGCGCGTATCTGGGAATCATGTGCCCTGAGTCATGCAAGCGCCAAGCCGTTGGCAATCAGCCCTGGACCTACGTGCCGAACTCTCCCATTGAGGGCGGACACTGCATCGTTGCTGTCGGGTATGACCAGTTCTCAATCAAGTGCGTGTCGTGGGGCAAGCTGGTGGATGTCAGCTACGGATTCCTTGCTCACTACTTAGAAGAAGCGTGGGCAATCCTCGGTCAAGAGATGGTCGAGGCGAAGGGTGATGCGTTGGGTATTGACCTTTCCACCTTGCAAGCAGACCTACCAACCTTGTAAAGTACTACAACGAGAGCGTTCCAGTCCCGCTCTCGTAATGGGGGTAGGGGTCGAGCGGCGTTGGTAGCGGCGCTGCTCCCCCTCTCTCACAAAGAACAAGGGCCAGGGAATTATTCCCCGGCCCTTTGTCACTGAATACCCCTATTCAGACACAGCGACTGCATCCGGCAGTCATTGCTCCGCAACATTACTACAAAAATGGAACAGATCCAACCCCAAGGCATTGAAAACAATATCCGTAATACTTCATGTCTGACGTGTAGATCAATCCATTGCCCCAACAAATTGAGCACGTTGTCCATTTTGCATCAGGTATTGATGTTTGTTCTGAGCGCGATTGACCAGTAGCTGTGCGTTTACTTGACCAACCTATCTCGCGACGGATTCCCGCAAGCATGATGCCCCTTTGTAACTAAAGTCACTTTAGCAACCAGAGCAGATACTCTGCAGTAATCTCGCCTTTTTCTGGGGACACGAACGCTGCTCGCTGGCCGGGCCTTCCCTTTGCACCAACAAACTCCGTGGCATACTGGCTTCCGCTCTCTGTGGATGGAGTGACAAACACACGTCCACCATTCGCCATTGATAGTGTCATTGCTTGATGGAAGTGACCCATCCAACAATCTCTGAATTCTGGAAGCACACCAGTTGCCCACGCATTGACCTTACGAAGAATTCCAAATGCTGGCACGTTGCCACCAAAAGATTTGATCTGGTCACCGTGACAAAGGAGCGCAGTGTAGTTCCCAATGCGTACCATCGAGTACCATCCGCCCTCCGGTTCAACCCAGTTCAGACGTTTTTGTTTGCGTAGTTTGTCGCGGACAATACCGACAAGGATTGCATCAGTGTTGTCTGATCGTGGGTGATCACCTGACTTTGCACGCCCCATGCGCCCATGGTTTCCAGCAACCCACGTCACGTTGACTTTCTCAAAATGTTCCAGCAAGGTCATGATGGATTCTTCGACAAGGTTGGCAGCAACAAAAATCTGCGACAGCACACCACCGGGAGCAATCTCCCATGCTTGTCCTGGGAAGATATTTGTTCCCTCAACAAGGTCGCCCCCAAGAAGCAGCCAACATTCTGGAACAGGGTGAGCCGCGCGCTGGATCTCGGTAACTTTGATGGCACGTCGCACACAGTCGCGTACTCGATCTGCACAAACATCTGGGTCATATGCTTCTGGACCGTGAGTTACTTTTCCAAGCTGCCAGTCCGTAAGATGAAGAACCATTGTTTCTGGCTTTGGACGTTTGTCTGCTTTGGGTCCAGGAATAGGAGAAGGTGTTCCCACAACAATTTGCGCGTCGTGAGCTGCCTGATACACCGCTTGAATGAAGTCAGCGTTCTTTCGTTTGGATTCTGAAAGCTGACGTTGGAGTTTGCGATTGATTGACTCAAGCTCTGTCAATCTTTGATGAGAATTAAACTCATCAGCGAGGGCAGCCACAAAGCCCCTTACGGTGTCGGCTTACTCCGCTCAAACTCAAAATGTGACCTCGTTCCTTGAGCACAAAAGTAATTGAAGCGTGAGTAATGCTTGGATCATCAAGAGCATTGATTAAATCTTTTTTGTCTTGGGAATCCATTTGATCCAACAATTTTTGAATGGAACAACCTTTTTGAGTTCCAGTCCTATTTTGTTGCTGTATATCGTTGAGCAGTCCCATGCAGTTCCTTTATAAGGGAAACAGTACAAATTGTAATTTCTGCATTTTAGGGCAAATTCCTACTTTTGCCCAGATTCGTCAGCCAAAACAAGATAACCAACTGCGTCTACAAAATCATCTCGATTGTCTCTGTTTGATGCACGAACAAGTTTCATGCCTGCCAGCATAAGCGCAACCGTTCGTGGCGGAATAGCGTCTTGCATAAGAAGAGCGCCCCACACAATTCCAATGCGCGTGAGGTTGTCCTCGGGATTACCGTAATCTTTTTGCCGGTCGCCACGAACAATTGAACGGGCAATCTCAAGCAGATCGTTTTCTTCGTTCACGGTAACAATGTGTTTGGAACAATGAGAACCGAGATGGTCCCAACTGCTTGACCGACACCACGAGAAATGCCTGCGCCCTGAAATGTTCCCGACATTGAAGTCGTGTCAACGCGGGCACGATACTCGCCTGTTCCTGTACGCCATACGGTGTTTGTTCCTGGCGTTAAGGCTCCGGTGTATGTGAACTTGATTGGTCCCACGGTGCCACAAGTGAAATTGAATTCCACAATGTCAGGGTCTACAAGATTCCCCGATTCATCTATGACGGAGAATGGGAAATCGACAAGGTCTCCCTGCACGTATTTTGTGATGCTCATATGGAATCAATCTCCATTGTGTTGACTGCTTGAGAAGATATACCAGTATCGTAAACGGCTTCACTGGAAAGTGTAGTAGTTGTTACGAGTTCGCTGCTGACATTCAAAGTGTTTGTAGACTGAGACGTTACGTTTGCAACGTACGCCAGCAAACTGCTGACGGTAATAAACGCAAGGAACTGCTGACGAGTTGTTGCCGTTCCCATTGCAATGAAGTTGACCGAGAGTTGCCCAACGCTCGGAAAGAACGCTGATGCTGTACCACTTGCGGTAAAGGTTGTTGTACCAGAACCTGTCCCATTCTGTACAACTGTTCCCGTGCTGGTTGCACCAAAGACAAAGCTTCCTGTACCAACCTCGGGGCAAACAACCAGCGCAGTTGATGATGCGGTAAAGGTTGACGTACCTGTGCCAGTTGCAGACAGGGAGACAATTGCGCTTGCTGCGCCAGCAAATTGATAGGTGCCGGTGCCGGTCTCAATTGCAATAACCAAACCAGTACCGGAACCATTGAAGGCTCCGCTTCCTGATGCAGTACTTGGCTCAACGAGGACAGCAGAGGAAACAGCGGAGAATCCAAATACGCCAGCGGCGGTTGCAAACTCCTCAACCGTTGCGGAAGAAATTCCCAGATAAGCCGAGACAAACGCTGCGCTCGCAGGGACGATAGTGCTAGCAGTACTTGCTCCGTTGTAATTGAAGCTGGCAGATCCCGTCTCCGGCACCACCACCGTAGCGGTAGCAGTTGCGGAGAAATCAAACGACTCAGTTGCAGTAGCGGGAACAACAACCGTGGCAGTTGATGATCCCGAGAAACTGTACGACCCTGTTCCCACATATGGCAGGAACCATATTGCGGTTCCACTTCCAGCAAACTCGTAGGTACCAGATCCGCTAGCGGAGAAAACAAGACCAAGTGCAGACCCGCTAAAGTTGTACGTTCCAGTTGCGGTGGCAGGAACAACGATAAGTCCAGCAACAGAAGCAGAGAAGCCAAACGATCCGCTTGCGGTTGAGGGTTCAACCAGCGTAGCCGTTGATACTGCGGTAAAGGCAAACGCTTCAGCAGCGGTTGCGCTTTCAACCGTGGTTGCTGTTGATGTTGCGGCAAATCCAAATGTTGCTGCCGCAGTTGCAAGAACAACTATTGTTGCGGTAGATGATGCGTTGTAACTAAAAGATCCGGAACCGATCTCTTGTGCTACAACTGTAGCCGTCGATGTCGCCGCAAACGATGCAGAGAAAGTTCCCGTTGCTGAGATTGTTGTAACTGCCGTACTTGTTGCCGAGAACGAGTACGTTCCGCTCGCAATCGAGGGTTCAACAACAGTTGCGGTCGAAACAGCAGTGAAGGCAAACGCTCCGGCTGCGGTAGCTGACTCGACTGTTGTTGCTGTGGATACGCCAGCAAATCCAAACGCTGCGGCAGCGGTCGCCGTTTCTACCGTGGTAGCAGTTGAGACTCCTGAGAAACTAAACGCTGCGGTAGCGGTCGCAGGCACAACAACCGTTGCCGTGGACGACGCGCTAAAACTGAATGACCCAGACGCGGTTGCGGGAACCACAACTGTTGCGGTGGATGATCCTGAGTACGAGTACGTTCCTGTTGCTGTTGCTGGAACCACAACCGTTGCTGTTGCGCTTCCAGCAAAATTGAATGAACTTGCGCCCGTGGCCGTAATAACAACAGTTGCCGTAGATGCACCAGAGAAGCTGTAGGTACCTGTTGCAGTAGCGGGCACCACCACGATGGCAGTTGCTGACGCTGAGAAACTGTATGCGCCAGATCCTGTAGCGGGCAGAACATTAACGCCAGTACCAGAACCAGAGAACGCGAAGCCAGATGAACCCGTACTTGGCTCAACAACTGTCGCCGAAGAAACGCCAGCAAATCCAAACGCTGCTGCTGCTGTTGCGTTCTCAACCGTTGTTGCTGTAGATACAGCGGTAAATGCCAAAACCATCGCAGCAGTTGCTGGGATAGTGACAACACCTGTTGCCGTTCCCGAGAATGCAAATGATCCAGTCCCGGTGAAATTGTCAATGACAACAGAAGTAACCGAGCCACTGCTTGCTTGAGTATCTGTGGCAGTGCGCGAGAATCCAACAGAACGTCTAAGAGTGTCGGAGCTTGCTTGTGTGTCGCTTGCGCTGCGCGAGAATCCAACGGAGCGCGATACAAAATCACTTGAGCTTTGTGTGTCGCTCGCAGAACGCTTGTACGTTCCTACCGTGCTAAGAGAGTCAGAGCTTGCCTGAGTATCAGTAGCGGTTCTTTTGGCAACCGTGACGCGAGTGACCGTATCGGAGCTTGCTTGCGTGTCCAAAATGGTTCTTGAATATGTTGCAACACGACTTGCGGTATCGCTGGAAGTTTGTGTGTCGCTTGCAGAACGAGAAAACGCGACATTGCGCGTGATCGAATCTGATGAAGATTGGCTATCTGCAACGGAACGAGTAAAACTAGATTTTGTATTTACTGAATCCGATGACGCTTGTGTATCTGTTTGAGTGCGAGAGAACGCGACGAATCGCGTGGCGGTATCGCTTGACCCTTGTGTGTCGTTAGCAGCACGACGCGAAACCGTAACTCTGACAAGAGTATCGGTTGACGCTTGAGTATCCGAAACAGAACGAACAGTTGTCGCAACTCGCGTGACGGAGTCAGACGATGCTTGAGTATCCGTAATAGAACGAGCAAACTTGACCGCTCGCGTAACGGTGTCTGAGCTAGCCTGAGTATCTGTGGCAGTACGGCTAGCTGTTACAACGCGGGTGACAGAATCTGTACTAGCCTGAGTATCTGTAGCGGTACGTTTGGCAACTGTAACGCGGGTGACAGTGTCTGAGCTTGCTTGAGTATCTGTGTTGGTACGAGTGTATTGTTTGGGAAGCTTGCCAGACCCATAAGGTACGCCCGCGTAAGTTGCGCCTCCGTATGCCATACGGTTAGGTTTTGATTATGAAATTAAGAACTTGATAATACAGCGAGGCAGCGTTTACCGTCAAAGACGGGATGGTCAATGCGGGGATACTGTGGGTGTGGGTTATTTGCGTAGCACCCGTTGAACCACCGCCCGCAAAACTGTTGAGCGAAGAACTAGCCGAGCTCGTTGTTCCCGTTCCCGTGTTGTTTGCTACCGTTGTTGTAGAAAACGTCTTTCCAGATACACGCAACGTATCAACCGGAGCCGTTGGAGAGGTTCCCACTCCATCGTTTGCGCTTAGTGTGTTTTGAGTTCCTAACCCAATCGGTATGCGTTCGCGCATGTCGGGGATGTTAAAAGTCGTTGAGCCATCGCCGACGCCATAGGTGGTTCCGATAAGCGCAAACAACGTAGCGTACGTTGTGCGAGAAACCTGCGAGCCATCACACAACAACCAGCCGCTTGGTGCAGTTGATGCTGCGTAGGCTTGAACTGATCCGGTCGGTGGTCCTAATTGCACCCACGTTCCTGGCGTACCGGCAGCAGTACATACCCAGAGCGTGTTGTTTGAGTCCGTCCAAAATTGACCGACAACATATGTTCCTGTTGTCGGAGCGCCTGCGGTACCGCCAACATTTGCGGGCGAGAAGTCTACGTTTGTCGGTCCATGAATCCAGTTCGTTCCCGTAAACGTCACGCCCGATGTGGACTCTTGTGCGCGGGTTACGGTGCCAGTCGTTGCGCCAGAGGTATACGCGGTGAGATACATTATCTCTTCGCTTGTGGTATCTGGTTGCGCGACAATGACTGCGTAGTTCGGTGACGCAATCGTAGGAAACGACGGAGCACTAGAGAAGGTAATTGTTGTCGTAGACGTAGACGACAACGTAATGCTAATCCCGGATGCGGCTCCCGAGATATTGTTGTAGCGAACCCTTGGCATCCGTGCTCCTTACAAAAATAGTGGGAGAGGTTTGCACCCCTCCCTATATAGCTTACGAGAAAGTGATCTGGAACGTAAGCTGCAATGTATCCGCTGAAGTAATAACTGCAGTTGCACTAAGTACGGTGCGGTCGTACATCGTTCCAGATGGAGTACCGGCAACGGTCTGAATGGAGATGTTGTCAAACATTCCCGCCTCAGCAATCGTCACCGTGGTACCACCGTTGATGTTACCGGCCACCGACGTAGCGGTTTGCTGGTAGACGTTGGTGGTGTTAGAACCTGTACCCAACAAACGCTGACCTGATGCTGCGCCACGAACCTCAGTGATTGGGCTACCCGTACCACCACCAAGAGCAGTATCACCCACGGCTGCGGCAGTCGAGCCGGTCCCGATGCCGAGGTACTTCATGAATGGCGTCGTGGTTGGAGTCGCAGTTGCGAGGTAGTTTGCAAGCGCGGTCTTGCCAACAGTCGTGATGATCTTGGCAGAGCGCCATGCGCCTGTCTCAATGCCATCGCCGTTGAAACGACGGATGTCCCACGATCCAATCATCAAACCAGCAGGCAACTGCTCGCCAATTTCTGGACCCCAGACACCGTACATTTTCTCCCAGTCTTTCCGGTAGAAAAGATCGTTCTGGTAGATCTGCTCTAGGCGTTCGCCTTGAGTTGTCTCGGTTGAGTTGTGCCAGATATTTAACAGACCCTCGTAGGTCAAGTTTGTTGGAGTTCTGCCGTTAAGCAAAGCAGTCATACCTATTCCTTTTCCCCGTCGCTTTGCGCCACGGTTTCCTCAATTGTAATTACGACATTTGATGCGGCTTCACCAGGGATGATGACCGTTCCTACAGCAGTACCAACAAGTTCGTGAACTGCTCCTTCTTCTTCTCCCATGACTGCTCCTTTGATTGCCCGTCGAACGTAGGGTTCGACTCAATGTTCGAGATAACAAGTGCCATGGATTACGACAGCGACAAAGTGACGGCACCCGAAGCGAAGGCAACGGTTGCACCGGAAGGCACTGAGGCCACGCCCGACACAGTACCTCCGCCAAGATAAGTCCCGCCCGTTGATGCCGAGTAGATGCCAAAGTATGGAACACCAGAAGCTTCAACTGGCATACCAGTAAAGTTTTGTGCGTTCGATGAAGATTGCGAACCACCTGATGCAGCAGCCCAAGTGATTGACTGGCGTGCGTATGAGCCACCAGTTACTTCAGAACCCGAGCCCGTAGTACCGGGGTCAGTTGTGAACAACGCCAAGTACTGGGTTCCAGTAAACACTGAACCGAGCATTGTGTTGGCAGATGTTGGGTTAAGACGTGCCATGCTGAAACCCTCCAGGGCTTAGTTAACTTCCTAGATGGTACAGCCCTTAGCGGGTTCAGGCTACTAAATCAAGCATATTCCGGCCACGACCATCGGCCAGAATCTTTTGCGCTAAGTAGTGCTTGTGCTTGAAGCTCAGGTGGTAGCGGTGATCGAGGGTCAGTCTCTCCAACAATCTTTGTGTCGGGAAGTCGTACCTCAAGAATAATGTATGGGTTATTGCAAGGAACAAGGTGGGCAAGAATCTTGCACCCATGTTCTTGCGCCTCGTCAAATAACTTGTAATAACTCTTCACATCCATAGGCTACTTTATTTGTTCTTTTGGTGTGCTGAGTTATTACGAACATTCATTTGATATTGCCGAGTAACAGATGCAACCTTTGAGTTGTAGTCACGCATTGCTCGTGTTATCTGTGACTTTGTTCCGGGGTATGCATTGTTCCACACCAACTCAAACTGCCACTTATCAAAGCCAATAACGATATTCATTTGACCGACGTTCGAGAATCCGTTAAAGAAACCGTTCTCGTAACCTTCGTTATAACCGCGTTCGTATTCTTGCTTCTTGACCGAATGGAATGATTGTCCCATGTTCTCCCCTTATTGACATGTTCTATTTTTATTTGACCAAAGTTCCTGCACGAGTAATTGATGAATGTCGACACCTCGTGGCGTGTTGTGAGATCTTTCTTCCACTGGCTGCCCCAGTAATCCACATAGATATGCGGTGAGGTCTGAACCTGACCGCCCTGATACTGCAAAGGCAATGTGGTCAACCCAGTCAAACAGATCGCGCACATAACTTTGAGCATGTCGTTCCTTACTCGTGCTTACTTGTAAGGCGACGAAGTGCTGACACAATCCCGACGTGTTCTACTGCTGCTGCTTGTTCCCCATAAGAGAGATAAGGGAGAAGATCAAGACGGCGAGCGTCAAAAAGCTGATGGCAAACAACACAAAGAGGAACAACGTCAATAGCACGAACGACACCATCCACCGGATCATGTGTCCTCCCAATGGTATGTGCCGCTTGTACTGTGTCCTGTGATCCACAGACTCGGCAGTTTCTTTCCTGAGCCACCTTCGCTCGTGCTGCTTTCCAGTCTCGCCTTACAGCCATCATTGGTTCTCTGTGTATGGCATCATGGACAACTCGGCTCGAACTGCAGCGCCATAACTTCTGCCAATGTCAATGCGTGTTTCAATTGATCTCACCGTAGCGCGCAGGTGTCTGACCAAAGCCTCTGCCACTAGCGCATCACCCTCAAGATCTCCAGCGGAAAGACGAGCCTCGTGTTTGCGAAGATCCATAGAACCTTCGGCTTCAACGAACGCCTTACTCTCTGCAAGGTTGGCAGCATGACGCTTGCGTACAGCGTCAAGCTCTGCGCTTTGCAAAGCATTGACGGTTATGTCTAAGTCCTTGCCAAGATCGGCAAGGTGATTGACAACCTTCTGTGGTGTAAGCAAGGAATGGTGTGCCATGCCGGTAGCTCCTTGTTATCAGAAGGGAATGTCGCTGTCGTCAATCTCTTGTGCTGAGAACTGCTCTTTAATCTGTGCGTCTAAATCAGGCACGGATACAGAACTTGTTGGGACATCAGAACGCTTCACTGATGCGCTGAACGTACGCATCTGCCACTCTTCGTTTGGACGCTCTGGGTGTCGCTTTGGCTTGCCAGTCTTGTCAACGATTGTCTCCCACCCATCAAACTGGATCTGCACAAAGTCACCCTGCTGTGGTGCCTCAAGATCAAGCCAACGCTTGAGTGCGGCAGGCGACAACCAGACGGACACATGTCCTTGTGGCCCATCTAGTTCCATGATGTTGACGGGTCCGTACCTTGCCTCTGGCATGTAGCGAATGTCAACAACTTCTCCGCTTACAAACGGTCCATCTTTATCCCAGTTCCATGTCGCTGGGTAATCAGCCATCGTTCTCTCCCAGTTGTTCAACTTTTTTTGCTGACCAAGTTCTGCCAGCATCTCCGCCCCACAACGCCCACGCTACATCCCACGGCGTGACCTCATCTCTGGTCTTACTCCTGCCACCTGCATGACGCTCGAAGAACGAGTGCATCCGCTTGACATGTTTGGGAGTCAGGTTCTCACCACTCTGTGCGGCGCTAATGATCTTCTTGGCACGAGTAACTGTTGCCTTCTCAAGTCCATCTCCAGCCAGACCTTCCGAGTACCACTTGAGTCCCTTCTCGGCAGCAGCCTTCATACCTTTGGTGGGGATTAGGTTCATTTCTTTAACTCCTGCCTACGTTCCTTAGCGTAGTGCTTTGGACACAGACCCTTGGCTCTTGCCTTGTTGTCACAGCCATCAACATGACAGCTATCAAACGAGATGATGTTGTAAACAGTTGCCCGAGTGATGTTGGCTGACGCAGCAACTTGATCAACAGTCGCGCCTTTGCTTATCGCATTTGCAATAAGTTTGTTTCTTACATTGCGAGCACTCTTTGCGGCGAGCATTGAGAGGTAAAGCTCTTGCTCAACTTCTTCAATCTCTTCGAGAAGTTCATGAATATCTTTCACGATTTCTTTTCTGTGTAGTCGGCTTTTGCACTGATCTGTTCAAATACTTCAAGACCAAGATCGGTGATCTTGCACACCATTCGAGGAGTTCCGCTTGCGTTAATCCGAGTATCGCCCGTAGGTGTGATGTATCCATCACGACGAAGATCGGATGATCGCTTCCACCATCCGCATCGTGGATTATCAATCAGTCCGGAGTGCGCTGCTGCCTCCTCGTCGGTAAGACCGGCGTCACCAGTCCACGCATACGATGACAACAACTTGAACTTTTGTGCAGATGCACGGAGGCGTACGTCTTTAGCCCCCTGCTTGCTTGTGATTGGATCGTCAGTGCGAGCCAACAAAATGTAATCATCTAACAGAAGTGGATGAATCTTGTCTGATTCCATGTTGCCTCCTTGGGGCTATGCAATTGTTTCTACACCCTACATGTTTGTCATGTAGGTTTCAACACTTACTTACCAGCAGGTGGTGCAGGCGTTGGTCCCACGGGCTGCGGAACACCTGCGCCCATGCCCCAGTTCTGGAGCGCCTTCTGAATTCCCTGACCGATCACAGTGGCGAGCGCGATGATGCCACCGATCTTTGCCATCGTGCCGCTTGACACTCCAAGTGCCGACACGTTGCCTGCGATACCTGACCATGCGGCGGATACCTCGTACACCATCGTCATCACTACACCGACAACAGTGGCGATGCCAACCTCAACACGAGTGAGGAATCCAACGCTTGCGCCAATGCCAGCGTTCTGGAATGACGCGATCAATGAACGACTTGCAATGAGGACGACTGCATCAATGCCTGCGATCCATGCAAGGTTTGCCTGAGACAAACCCCAGAAGCCACCCGATCCAGCGATGGCGTCAACAATGACTGACACGATAGTTGCAGCGAGGACCAAGAGCATCAGCCCGGTAACTGCATCGACTTCAACCTGGCTCATCTTGAGAGAAGGTGGGTTAGTACTAAAGAGATTCACATCTACTCCTAGCGTCCGTAGTGGTCCGCCCAATTACGAGTCCGTAGTTTGCGGGGAACGTGTGGGTCTTGAGTGCTGCGTTGACCTCGTTGATGAACGTGGTGTCGTTCCAGTTCGGTGAGTCTGGGTCAACGTGTCCACCACCAAACACACCAAGCTGCTTGTGCGTAGCGATGCCACCCATTGCGTGCTCAGTGTATGCGGGCTTGATACCGAAGCGATGGCACAGGAATGCCACGAGGTTTGCTGTGGCTTGGATCTGTGCTGGCTTGAGAGGGTTCGCCTTCTCGCCTGCCATCTCAATGCCAATGGTGTACGGGTTTGCATTGACGGCGTGCCACGCTGCATCAGCGTACGCAACCATCTGCGTCACCTCGGTGCCATCTTCGTTCACAACGAAGTGTGCGGACACCTGAGACTTTGCTTGCTCGAACCAACCAACTGCACCAGCGTACGCACCTTCGGTTTCGTGGATCACGATTCCGGTTGGGTGTGCGCCATTGCGTCCAGCGTAATGATTCGGGCTTGGCTTCCACACCAAATGTGGAAGGGTAATCACGGCCATGGTTTCTCCTTACTCGGAAGTGCCTTCGTAGTGTAGACCTCTTCGAGTTCTTTTTTCGAGGGGCGAGGGAACGGAAGAGGTTCGAGCATGATGCCATTGGCACGATGGATCTCCCAGTTCTGCCATGCATGCTCTTGGTCGATCACCAACTGATCGCTCTTGCGAATTTGGATTGCCTCGAGGGTATTGGATTGAACGCCTTTGTTGTACGCCGCGAACTTGGCAAGTCGCCCACCGTTCGGCAGCCAGGATGGATCGTCGTCGACATGGTTCTTGAGTGCGGTGCGAATCTCATCCATGGAGTACGGCTCAACATCCGGGTACCAGATCTTAATCCAGCTCTCGGTAATCAAGTTCGATTGCTGCGGCCAGCGCAGCGCAAGCTCCGCAGAGAATGCTGTCCACTCTGAAGGCGTCATGAACACAAACCTTCTTCGTCTTGGTCGAGCCGTTCAATAACATCAACCAGACCAGACAGATCTGAGTTCGTGTTCTTCCCGTACATCACGGCAACTGCGAACATGAATGTTGCAAGACACGCTGCACTACAGGCGTAGCTACTCAGCAGCTCGTAGACTGGGGCACCGCTTCGCGCTTCGAGGTTCCACCAGTTGTCCGGTAGTTCTTTCTTGGTCTCGGTCGCGGTCGCCCCGCATACCTTGCATGTGTAATCAAAGTCACTCATGTCCACACCTCGTCTTCCTTTTGCTTCATCCTCTCTGCAGCAGCGAGGAGGGCTGACGCCTTTGCATCGCCCACGTTTTTGATCGCGAAGTCTTTGGGCCTGTGCTTGGCATTGACTGCGTTGAGTACAGCAGTGAAGGTCGAGCGTACGCTTGTGTGTTTCAAGAACCTGTTCGCGTGGAACTCCTGATCCCACACGTTGCGTGCAACGAACTCGATCTTCTCAAACGGAACACCGTCCTTGACCATGAGGTTGCGAACCGCTGACTCCCAACGCTTACCCTTGTCACCCTGAAGGTCTGGTGGCAGGAAGTCATTCCTTGCGAGGAGTACGTCAGACGCAAGCTCACGAAGGATGACTGCTTCGTCCCTGGCTGGAGTCTCGATAATGGCGAGTGGCGCAGCCACGATTTCTTTTTCTTTCGCCTTTTCTTTTTCTTTTTTTTCTTTCGTATTCGTATCGTTTCGTATCGTGCTATTAGGTCTACCTATAGGTCTACCTAATGGGTTACCTATAGCCTCTTCGCTTTTTGCCTGCTTACCCCAACGTATTGCTGCACCCTTTGTTCCGCCCATTCTTTGCTTCTCGCGAATGGATGAGTCCGGTTGGTAGTCGAGGTAGTCGTGGATCACGTAGTCGGAATCTTGACGGTCGAACAACCCAACCTCGACCAGCTTCTCTGCCACGTCCAGTGACCTGTGCGCCACACGCTGCACCCATGACGCGGTGATCAATCCATTGGTTCCCTGATCAGATGAGTACGCGATGCACTCGATCCAGAAACGAAACTCGTTGTCATTCAACTCGATGACTTTTGCGTGCGTGATTGCACGACACTCAAGCTTAAACCATCGGCCATTCATCGGTTGCTTCCTGCTTTCCTTGG